AGTCTGGAAGATGACCACTTCGCCGCCGTCCAGCAGGCCGCGCCGCGCTAGGTGCGACAGCGTCGTAGCTGATCCCGCGAGCATCACCGCGCGATTCGCGAACTCTGCCGTCAATGCATCCACTTGGAGATCGGCGCCGTAGCGCGCTTCTTGCCGCCGTAGCGGGAATGCCGACCATCTTACACCGCCGAGCGCGGCGTGGCTTGGGACGTCCGTGTCGCTGTTGGCGAAGTAATATCGATCAGAGGTGACGAGCGTCACCTGGTAGAGCTCGACCAACTGGCGGTCGACCGCGGCAAACGCGGATGCGGTGGCGCTTGGCGCAGCCCTAGGCACTTACACGACCCCCTTGTCCTGGATCAGTGTGACAGTCTGGCCGCGCGCAAGCTGCCAGAAGAACCACTCTTGATTCAGCGTCGACTCGGCAAACCGCACAACGAACCGTTCGCTGCTCACCCAAGCGGTGACGACTGCTCCGGAAGCCGGTGCCGCGGTGATGGTGATCATGCCGATGCCGGGAGCATACGTTGCGGCCCTCGAAGCACCGTCTACGAACACCTGCGCCGCACCGAAGCGGTTGCCGTGAACTTTGTACTCGTGCCTAGCGCCGGTGCCTATACCGAGCGCCTGCAGGCTGCCGGTGCCGGCGCTGAACAGCTCCGGCTGGAACAGGAATGTCCGAAGGTCGCCGCCGTGCTCGACGAAGAAGTTAATGACACTGTTGACGGCGACGTCGCGCAGCGGGCTGTCCCACGTGAGGGTGAAGCCGAAGCGCGGGTGTATCCAGATCAGGTTTCGCTGCTCCAGTCCGGACTCGTACGTCACGATCTGCGCGGGCAGGATGGCGCGGCGCGTCAGCGTCGACGGCTCGTCACCAGCGGCGAAGGTGAACAGTTTCTCCGACATGTCACGGTGTGGCGGCCCCGCCCAGGAGTTTGCCGATTGCCGCGTTGCGCCGCATCTGCTCCAGCATGATCTCGCTCAAGCCCTGGCCGCTGCGCCGCGCGAGATGCAGGAACGACTCGGCGTCCACGGCGTGAATGGTTATCGGCATGAGAACAGTCGGCGGGGCGGCCGGTTGCGGCTCCCGTTGGCGCGGCGCTAGAGGGTGTGCGAGCGGCTCCACGCGCACGCGTTCGGCGCCGGCTTCGCCCACCGTCATGAGCGTGGGCCGCGTGACGACCATCTCGCCGCCGCGCTGAAATCCTGGTATGGGTATCGGCAGACCCGGGAAGATGGCGCGCCAGATCTGCATCGCCGCCCACTGCGCTGCGATCCGCGCCAGCTGGCCGATGACAGCGTTGGCGAGGTTCGAGAAGAACTGCTCCATCGACTCGCCGAATGAACGAGCGCCGGACAACACGTCCGTGAACAACGACTCGAACGCCGAGTGCACGCCGCGAAACGCTGCTGTGATGTGATCGGACAGCTCGCCGAACCTTTGCCGCAGCAAGTCCACCACCGGCGGGATCTGCAACCGCCACAGCTCCATCTGGATGCGCACGCGCTCGGCGGCGCCGGCTACTGCCATGTACGCCTGCAATGCCTGGATGAGTGCTGTGCGAGCGTCGGCAACGGCCTGAGCCGTGCCCTCGCCTGCGTGAAGCCGAGAAGTCTCGAAGTCGAGGACCGCGCGTGCCACGTCCAGCTGTTCTTTCAGGTTGGCTACGATCCGGGAGTGCGTATCCACCACCGGCGTCAGTTCGAGCCTCCAGATCTCCGTCTCGATGCGGACACGTTCGGCTGCGCCGGCGATGGCGGCGTATGCCCGCAATGCCTGGACGAGCCTCCCTCGTGCTGCGTCGACGGCTTCGGCGGTGCTCTGGCCGGCGGTCAGCCTCTCCCTCTCGGAGTCGAGTACGGCTCGGGCAACGTCGAGCTGCTCTCTCAGACGCGCGGCGATCTCCGCCGACGTGTCGGCCGCTGCCGGCAGACCGAGCCGCCACAGCTCCTGCTCAACTCGCACGCGTTCGGCGCCGCTGACTACAGCCATGAGGTTCCGCAGCACGCCGACAAGCGCCGCGCGCGCGGCTTCAACCGCCGCGGCGTTACCCTGGCCGGCGGTCAGCCTCTCCTTCTCGAAATCAAGCACCGCACGGGCAAGGTCGAGCTGTTGTGCCAGTCCTGCTCTTGCGGCCGCGGCGCTGATGGCGGTAGATCGCCCCATCATACCTGCAGCGCGCTCGGCCTCGGACGCCGCGCCCTCCCAGACTCTTCCGGCGCGCAGCGCCTCATCGGCCATCTGGCGTGCTGCGTCCGCGGCACCGCTCAGATCCCGCCGCGTCGCGGCTGCGCCCCTGCGAACACCCGCAACGCCCCTCTCAACGCCGGTCGCACCCTCCTGGACTCCGCCGAACAGCCTCTGTACGCCGGCCCACATGTCGCCGACTGCTCCTGCCAGGCCCCTTCCGGTATCGACGGCGATCCGTCCCAAACCGCGCAGTCCCTCGGTCAATGTCGCCCAGCCGGCTTGAATCCGGCGCACATCGAACGTGACGGCGCCAAGCAGGATCTGGCCGAGGCCTCGCGCAGCGTCGCCGATAGATCCGAACACCCGTCTGAACCACGCGCCGATGTCGCCCCAGATGCGCACGGCTGCAGATCTCGCAGCATCCCAGTTGCGGACGAGCGCGATTATTGCGCCGGCTAACGCGGCTACAGCCGTCACCTTCCAGCCCACTACGCCCACCACGAACCGCAGGGATGCTCCGAACGCGCGGGTCGACGCGCCGGCCACGGCTAACGTCATGGACAGCACCTCCAGCTGGCGGCGCAGATCCTCATTGCCGCGCGCGAAGATGGACGCTACCGCCGCCGCGCCTGACATCGCAGCCGAGAAGTCGCCAAACGACGCACGCGCGCGTGCGGCAACACCAGACAGATCACGCATGGACGCGGCGGTGCGCTGGGTTGCCGCTGTCGCGGTAGCGTTCGCACGGGCGGCCGTTGCTCCGAGCTGCTCGAACTGTGCGCCGACGCCACGGAGCTGTCCAGTCGCTTCGTCCGCGCCTTTCAGTCTGACCGTGAGGACTGTCTCAGCCATCGGCGGAGGCCTCGCGCTGAATCTTACGGAGCAGGTAGTTCGCCTCGCCCGGCGTCAGCTGCGCTACGTCTCGGTGTGACCAGCCGTAGGCTCGGCCGAAGACGTGGATGGCGTCGAGAAAGGGACGTCCACATCCTGCTGCGCGTTGACCAGATTGAGGACATGCGTGAAAACGTCCGGTATCGGTGGTGCCGGTATGTCGTCGACTTCCTCCTGGGTGATCGTTGGGTCGGCTCGGTTCAACACGTACCACACGAGCACCGACACTTCGGCGATGTCCGCCGTGGCGAGCGCGCGCGTCGTGATCCCGTAGCGGCTGGCAAGCGTCTTCCAGTCGCGGATTCGCAGCGGCAGGACCTTGCTCAAGTCGATCTGGCGTCCGTTGAAGACGACGTCCATCAGTAGTCGCTCTTAGTCGTCGTGAGATCGATCTGGTACGCCGTCAGGCTACCCGCGTGGTAGCGCGCCCGGGCCTCGAACGCTACGGTGAGCCGCTCTCTACCTGGCATCTGCGCCGGATACGCCGTGTACACGACGCGCGGAAAGATCATCGTGAGGCCGAAAGACGCTGCGCGCGTGAACGCTGCGGTCCACGCCTGCTCTGACTGCACGACGAACGCCTGGTAATCGCGCAGGTTCTCGAACGTCATCGTGCCACCGAGTGTGACGACCGGAGGGCCGTTGCGCTTGATCGACACCACCTCGTTCGTGTTTGCCAACGCCGGCACAGATACGAGATTGTTGTCGATGGACACGTTGAGCGCCTCGATGTACGGAGTCGCCGCCCCGGCGATCGACACGGAGGCCGAGTCGAACGTGAAGGGATCAACCGGAGATCCGGGATAGGTCGGCGTAGTCCTGGGAATGACGGTTGTGCCCCTGCCGATCACGTTGAGCGTTGCGCGCAGATCCTGGTTGGGCTGGACGCTGAACGTGGCGCGGTTGATCACCACGCCCACGTACCGGTGCGCGCTCGTCACGTCCCGGAAAACCTCTACGGTGTAGCTCGGCAGCGGGCTCAGCGTGCTTGCGTCGGCCGTAGGCGTCAGGTACCTGTGCGACCACAGCGCGCCGGATAGAACCACGGAGATCGACCCGGAGTTCGTCAACCCGCGCAGGAAGTGCCCGAGGTAGATGGGATGGCCCATCGCCACGATCTCGCCCTCGACTCTCCGCAGCCCCGTAGTGTCGTCGGGCTCCGCGTACACGCCTCGGATGTTGCGCGTGTCGTAGCGATCTATGGCGAGCGTCAGGTTCTCGCTGAGGGCCTCGATGAAGTCGCCGGAGGCTACTGCGACCGGAGTACCCCAGACGGCCTCTCGCGTCATGCCAACGTGTCCGACGAATCCGTATGCCATCGAAACCTCCCTAAGCCGTCAGCTGAACTTCGGCGACGAGATTGATCTCACCCAGCGACAGCCAGCCGCCGTCGCCTACGCGTCCACTGGGCATCTCGCCGCCTTCGAGCCACGACGACCGCACTCGACCGTTGATCGTCCGGAATCTGCTCAGCACGACCTCGACGTTTCCCAGTAGATTGTCGCGCAGTTCAATCGCGCGCGCAACGGAATCGAGCGAGTACGCACCGCAGACGAGTAAAAACCGCAGCAGCATAGTGGTGCGCCGTCCAGCAGTCAGCGTCTGCATGTCAGCGGGCGCGTCGCGCCGATCAAGGTAGATGCCGACGTACGGCGTCTGCTCGGCGGCGAACAGCACCTGGTCTTCGACGACGACGTTGACACCGCTCAAAAGCGGATCGGCCCGCAGTATAGCAGCGATCTCGCTCTCGATCGCAAAGTAGTCAACCCTGGCCACGGAGCACCACTTCGACGAAGCGGTCGAATGTCTCGCGGGTCAACCGCTCGGCCAATGCCTCGGACGGCCACAGACGCCTAGCTGGGATGCCGGGATGGCGGACCTCGCGCCGGAACACCGGGCCCGCCGGCGTCATGAAGACCAGCGCACCTGGGCGGCGGGTGTTCTTGCGCGACGGCCGGCCGGCCGGTTTCGTCGTGATTGTCCTGGGCGCCGTCCCGAAGTGATGCCAGCGCGCCTTCTTGTCAGTGGTGCCGACGTTGAGAGCGTCACCTTGGACGCTAGTGACAAACGACATCGCCATTCGCCCGGTGTCGCGCAGCGGCTGCGCAGCGGCACCGCGGCCGCGGCGGCCGGCAAGCGTATTGGGGCTGAGCGGCCTCCACTTTTCCTCCGTTCCCCACTTCTTGAAGTTCCGGTCGATCCAAAACAGCAGCGTCTGGCCCATGAGCTTGAGAAAGGTGCGCGTATCCAATGTCTTGCCGACGCGGGCCAGTGCATGATCCGCGTTTTTTGTGTCGACTGTGATCTCGATTCCCACGCTCAACGTCGCGCACCCTCATCAGCTATCTTGAGTTCATCCTGCACCTGCTCCGCTGTCGGGCCTTCCCAGAACGTCGGCGTGTAGTGCCGCGTAGTCGACCAAATCTGTCCTATGTCGGTGCGGCCGGCGATCACATGCCCGGCTGTGGTCACCAGCGTCACTGTGCCGTCGGCGATCTGATCCAGCGTTGTGAGTGCATCCTTGTAGCGGTCGGGCCACGGCGACGCGTTGATCCTCTCCTGCGTGAAGAGGCGCTTCACGAGCAGGTAGTAGATGCCGATGTCCGTGGAGAGCGTCTGCAGCAGGGGCGGCACCTCCGGCAGCGGTAGGCTGTATCGCCTGGCGATCTTCGCGTTGACCAACGACTCCGCCTGTCCTGCGAACCCGTGGATGTGCGCGCTGGTCAGCGTCGTGACGCTTTGAATCTCAGGTAGCGTCGAGACCATCAGCGCCACGGACGTGTAAGAGACAGGAAGTGTGGACACCTGTCACCACCACGCAGACGCAAACGGCGCAGCGGCTTCGCCGGCTCTGTGCAGCAGCTCGCGCTCAAAATCCTCGCGCGACGCGAATCTGTACACGCGCGGCGCACCGTTGGTGCCGTCTATCGCCACCCCATCCTTGCCCGCGGCAACATGCAGCGTCGCCTCGAACCCCACTCCGAGTAGCTTGCACGCCTGCGAGTAGTACTGCAGCGTGTCGGTGCCGAGGTAGGCGGGCTTCCCCATGAAGTACCGGCGGTACAGGTCGATGGTCTCCTCGCACCGGCGGCGCACCTCGGGTGTCACGCGCCCGCCGTTCTGCTGCATCTCGTACATCACGAGCAGCATGTTGTCGCGGCACATGAAATGCTTCTGCAGCACTCGTTCCGGGTACTTCACGATGTCGCGCTGCAGTAGCGGGTAGTTGCGGTCGAACCGCTGCCGCCTCGTGGACTCGATGAGGTAGCCGACGTGCGCGATGTGCACGTCGGAGAGGATCACCGTGTGGCCGGGCCCTTCGTTGAGCGCTAGTTCAGGGTGCTCGTGGATCATGCCGTACCACCTCATCGACTTGCCGCCGAGCGGCCTCCGCCTGAAGAGTCTCACCGGCATGTCAGGTTGGAACGTGGTGTCACACGCAAAATGGTGCTGCCGGATGCCGTAGCCGTGGAAGATGTTTTCGCGCAGGTACTTGTGGACGTGCTGCTGGTCGACGAGCGTCTCGTCGGTGTCGATCCAGTGCACCCAGTCCATGCGGCAATGCGCCAATCCTTCATTGCGCGGCGTCTCGAAGCCGTCTGCAATCGGCGACGAACCCCGCACGACTCGAAGCCACGGCTCGTACTGCGCGGCGATGCGCCGTCCCTCGGCGTTCATGCCGGTGTCAACGAGCACCACCTCGTCGGCCAGGTGCCGGATCGACCGAAGGCACCAATGCATCGTCTCTTCAGCGCCTGAGCCGGCCATGATGTTGGCGCTCACCGTCTGCCGGGGCCGCTGCAGGCGCAACTTGCGCGACATGTCGATCCGTCCGGTAGGCCGCGCGGCGTCCACGGTGTACTCGACGACGTACCACCCCAAAGGCTCGCCCAGGGTTGTCACGCCGGCGTGCGGCACAGCGGTGATCATCACGTCCCGCTTTCCCCCGAACATGTCGCGCAGGTCGTGCCGGTCATACTCCCACAGGTGCGCGCGATGAGGGTAGGTGTCGTAGCTCAGGTACTCCCACGGGCCGTAAGGCGTCGTCATCAGCACCTTGCCGCCGTGCCGGACCCATCGTTCGAGGCGTGACACGGCTCCGGCGGGATCCAAGAAGTGTTCCAGTGTCTCGCCGATCCATAGTAGGTCGAACGGCGCGTGATCCGATAGATCAGCCGATTCGTCGCCGACGACGAACTGGAGGAGCGACGAGTCAACGGCCCGCGTCTCGCGGTATTTGTTTGCCCACTCGATGCTGTGGCGGTCGATGTCCACTCCCACCCAGCGGCGGCCGACTCGGTTGGCCATGTTGACGGCGTACGCGCCGTGCGCGCAGCCAAAGTCCAAGATCTTCTGCGCATCGGGATGCTGCACGAGCCACTGGTGGAGAAGTTGGAACCGAGGCTCAGATGGCACATGGTCGAACACGTCGGTGTGCGTCTGGCCGATGCGCTCGTACTGCTGGCGCACCGCGTCTTGGCCAGACGAGAATGACCAGTCGCGCTCCAAGTGATCCCGCAGCTCGACGGCCTGAGAATCGTCAGGTGGCAGCGCCGCCACAAGCTCTTTGGCCGCGATGATGTCGCTGTGGCGGATCAGGTGCCTCGTCAGCCGGTACGGGTCGTCGTTGCGCTCGGCCAGTAGCGCGGCGAACTGCTCGGTCCATTCCTGCGCGATCCCGTACCAGTCCATCCCCGCAGAGCGAGCGCGGCCCGCGCTGGACGCCCGCTCCCAAGCCTGTCCGTCGCGCACGTATCGCATGACGGCCTGAACGAAGGCGTCCTGGTACTCCGAGGACGTCGGGTCGCCGTCGATGAGCGTGCCCGCTTCTTCGCCGATCGTCTCCGGCAGCGCGCCGCGCCGGCTCGTGACGATCGGCAGGCCAGCGGCCATACACTCCATGGCCGAAATGCACGAAATTTCGGAGAACATCGGTGCAGTCGGCGATGGTGTCGGGTACACGTAGACCCCAGCGGACTGGTAGTGCCGGTATAGCTGATCCTTGGTGAGGTTACCAAGCCACTGCACCCGGTCGCCGTAAGAGGCGATCATGCGGTCGATCTCGTTGTAGAACTCGGCCATGTGAGCAACGGGGTTGTTGTAACCGGCCAGGCTGAGGCGGATGCCGCTATCCTCGACCAGCAACTTCGGCAGTATGGCCTGAAGCAGCACGTCCAATCCGCGCTCGGGCCGCGCACAGTACATCAACCTGCGGCGGTCGCGCGGCGGCGGCTTCGCATGCCGGAAGCGATCCAGCTCAACCCCGTTGCGCGTGACCCACAGAGCTTCGCGCGGCAGGCCGTAGACCTCCTCGTACTGGCCTGCCATGTACTCCGAGAGCACCATCACCTTGTCGATGCCCCACATGACGCCACGGAAAACTTGGGAAGCGCGCAGGAGCGCAAGGTCGTGGCACCACAGCAGCGTGAGCCGGCTGTTGATGCGGCGTGTGAGCGCCTCCGGCGTCCGCTGCACGATGCAAATGTCGTGAGGGACGTTACACGCGTACTCGTGGAAACGCGCCGCCGGAAAGTAAGCTACGTCGTCGTAGACTGCCGGCCGTTCGGTGTTGGAGAAGACGACTACGTAGTGGCCGAGGCGCTGCAGAGACCGCGCCATGCACAGCGCCGCGGTTTCAGAGCCGCCGAGACTTGCGCGCTCCAGCGTGTCGCCCTCAAACGGCATCCCGGGCGCCAGGATCGTGATGTCGTAGCGATCCACATCTTCACCACTTTACGACGACTGCGAGCGATCGGACGGCTGTCTGTGGAACGGCGGACTCGAACCTTACGAACAGGAACGGCATGGCTGCTGCGGTCAGCGTGAAGCCGCGCAGGCCATCTGCGGCCGCCAGGGTGAAGTCGCCGGAGCCGGCAGCGTTCTGCGCGCGCACAAACGTCGCGGGCTCGCCGCTGAACGACACTTGCGGGAAGACGTTGCCGCTCGTGACCGCCGGCACCCACACCCCAACTTCGCGGGCGCCGCGGATGTTGACGATCTGTGAGAGAGTCCCGCTCAGCGGGATAGTTGCGAAAAGTGCCACGCCTGGTCCAGGCATGTTATGCCCGCACGACGATCCAGGTGATCGTGAAGTCCGTGCCGACCGGCGCCGGACTCACCTGGAGCCCGAAGAAGGCACCCGCGGCCAACGACGACACACGGATCACCTGCGCGACGTTCGACGCGACGTTCGACTGGAACGACGTCAAGACCAGGTCAGCGGAACCGATGATACTCGTCGATACGGTGACCGTCGTCGCGCCGGAAGGCACCAGCGTCCGGCCGGCCCACTGGTTCGCGGCACTCGCTGCCATCGTCTGCAGCGGACCGCGTAGCATCCCGCGGAAGATCTGTTCTGCCGTTGGCCGAGGCATCTAGATCCCTCCAATCCTGGCGGCGATGACGCCGCCGGTGTTCCGGCGCCAGGCCGGAGGTTTACCGTACTTCCCGCTTGCGGCGTTCTATCACCTGCGCCTGCGCCGCCTCCAAGACGGGACGGCTGAACGAGTCGAGATCGCGTTTCGCGCTGCGCGCGATCATCTCCCACGTCGGCTGCGGGTAGTCGCGCACGTCGCCTGCCTTGAAATGCTGCCCTACGTCAGCGGTGAAGATGCGCTCCATGCGCATACTCCTTACAGGGTGCCTGCGATCAGGTAGCCCAGGTCGCGCGCGACGATTCTTTCGTCCTGGTAGTAGCCTGCGGCCACGACCTCGACCTTCTTGCCGGGGTCGGGATCGAGGTAACGCTCGACGATCATCGGCCCCGGAACGCCTTCCGGCGTCCACTGGAACGACAGTGCAAGAGTCTCTGTCTGCAAACTCACGCCCGGCACGATGCGCGCCAGCAGCGCGTTGTTGCCCCAGATGTTGACCAACGACGCCGGCGCGCCCTCTGCGGCCACGTTGCGGATGCCGCGACCCCTCCAGAGATTTTCGACCTGGAACACATCCCGCAGATCGTCGTCACGCAGCATCCCGCCGCGCGTGTACTTGTACATGTCGAGCAGCAGCGGGTGACGTCGGACGATCTGGTACGTGTCCTCGTCGATGATGAGCGTGTTGGCCACGAGCCCGGTACGACCGCGGATGAACGCGTGCGCGGTCGTCACGTCGGCGACCGGGTTACTGCCGATGAAGTCGCCCCACCTCGCCGCACCGGTCAGCGTCACACCCGAGCCAACGTTCGAGATGCTGGTGACGAGCCCCGCGACGCGCACTTCCAGGTCGCGCAGCAGCGCCTCGGTGATGAGCTGCGTTGTGTTCTCGCGCAGCCTGAGCGCCTGGTCGGCGTTGGCCAGGTCCTCCAGCGCGTTCTCGCCGGCCAACGCGTAGTTGTCGGCGAAGTATGAGTCGCTGCTGACCTTCCACTCGATCCGGCGCGGACTGGTCTTGGGCGCCCGAAAGGTCGGCGGGGACAGCAGCCAACTGTCACGGTCGAGCACGAAGTAGCGACCGGACTGTTTGCCGACATCGACTCCCGGCGCGACCCGCAGTGCCAGGAACTCATCCGTTCCCGCAAACGCCTTGATCGCGACGTTGGTCAGCGGCGCGTCATGGTAGGCGTCGCGCCCTGTTACGGTCGTTTGGTACAGGCGTGTGGTCATCTCATCACCTCCTACGTCGCGCCGCTCAGCCGGAACGGCGGGAAGATCAACGCAGTGATGATCTCGCCGTTGGCCCCAGCCGGTGCCAGCGCCCGACCGAAGACCATCTGGCCGCTTGATGCAGCAATCGCGCGGCCCGAAGCGTTGGTCGTCAGGAACACGTTTGCTGCGACGGCGGCGCCGGCGACGACCTTGCTTAGGCCGAGGATGCCTACCGTCGCGAACTCGTCGGCGCGCGGCTTGTTTTGCAAGACGCCCGCCAGAGACGAGTGGACTGCTTCGCTGGCCTGATTCACGCGCTCGGACGCGCTGTACCGCACCAGGTGGTATTCCCTTGCGGACAGGTCAGCGGCTGCGACGGCCGTCTCAGTCCAGATCAGACGGGATTCAGCCATTTCTCACCTCCCACAAACGAAAAACGTCTGCACGCACGTACGCCCACATGCACGCAGCACCGAGCTGGCTGCGTGTGTACGCGCCTACGCTTTGCAGACGTTTTACGTCCGGCTGTAGGCCGTCTTCAGTTCCGGGTCCGCGTCGAGCACCGCGCGCAGGATCGCCGTCGAGTCCTTCACGACATCCAGCTTATGCTCCATCGCGTACTCTCTCATGCGGCGCGCAACATCTTCGCGAGCGTTCACACTCGCCGGCTGCTCGTCGCGTTTAACCTTCGACGTTGCAACTTCACCGAACATCTTCTCAGTCTGCTTGTTCAGCAGATCCCTGAGTCGCTCGACGATCTGTGCCAGAGTCGTGGACTCGGGCTTGCCGACGCTGAACGCGAACAGTCTAGGCTGGCTGTCCGCGGCCGCGGCGTCGTAGAGGGCGGCTAGGTACGGACGGTACACCGGCGACAGGACACTCGCTGCAAACTGCGCGACGTGCTGCTGGCGATCGGCCTTTCGATCAACCCCGCTCAAAAGGCGTTGCCTGACGTCTTGCTCGGACAATCCCAGCTCCGTCGCAAGCCGCATCAGCACGCGATCCCCCGAAGCGGACGCCTCTTTGGCGACTACGGCCAGTGCCAACGCCGCCTCAGCCTCCTCGCGCGTATCGTAGCACCCGACCGTCTCCTCGCCTACCTGGATGCACCACTTGTCGTCGACTTGGACGATCTCGGGTTCCGCGTGCTTCTTGGCCGGCTGCTGTGTCGTGAGTAAGCCGCGCTCGATGCAGGCCGCTTCGAGTGCGTTGCAGAAGGCGGCATGATCATCGACCGCGTCCGCTACGCCGCTGGCCATGCAGCGAGTTCGGAACCCCTCTTCCGGCGCCCACTCGGCGCACAGTCCCTCGAACGCTTCGACCGGCATGCCGCCGGGGATGGCGTATTTCCCGTCGTTGTTTCGCTGCAGATTGATCGCGGTGTATCTGTGTGCGCGCATCTTGTCCGCGCACGGCGGACAGATCTGCTGCATCTGCTCCAACGTGATATGCACGGTTGCCGGCATCAGGACCTCCCGCAGACCGATCTCGTACGAGCGCACCTGGCCGTAGCCGGTGGCGTGGACGACTTCGTGCAGTGGCTGCAGCTCGGGCACGGCAGGAATCTCAGCGCCGAGCAGCGCGACTGCCTTGAGGACGCGAGGAAACTTGCGGCCGTCTTGCTCATAGTCCCAGTAGATCTCCGCGGAGACGCGATCATACCGTCGCTGTCTGATGGCATCGTAGACACGGCGCGGCAGGTGCTCGACCCAGCCGAGCGCCGGCGCACCGGGACGCTCGACATGGCCGGCTTTCAGCGGCGGCGTGAAGCCCACTTCATGCGCCGCCTCGACCATGTCGTCGAGATCCTCTGCGGTGTACTGATCGCCGTTCCACTCGCCGGCGGCGAAGATCTCGACGTTGCGGATCTCGTATGTCTCCGGCATTTACTTGAACCCCTCCTGCGACAGTTCCTTTGCGCGTCCGATCTCCGCGGGGGTGATGAAATCGTCTTCGTCCACTGTAACACCGATCGGCACAGGCACAAGGACTGAACGGCAGTTGAAGTGATTTGGCGGACTCAAGCGCGACAGTTCCGGCTCGTCCATCCTGAAGATCTTGCCGTCAAGGTGACGACAGATAGGCGTGGTACGGACATCGATCACCGCTGAATACAACATCCCGCGCATGAACGGCGCAAGATCGTGGTCCGCCGCCGCGACAAGCCGACCCTGATTGTAGGCGTCCGTCGCATTTGTTCGCACG